TAATTATCCAACCTACTCCCGGATAAATTACACCGGCAGAGCCACCAACTTGAGCCCCTTTCATAATTGCAACTGTTCGGGCCGGATGCGATTGAGAAAGACAATCAATGATCTCGCGCATGTAAGGCGTCCTGCTGTATTTAAACGGTCCAGGGAACGGCTTTTGCATGATCATATTTTGCTCAGTCCAATCAGACGGCTTAATGTCGGAAATGTTAACGCTCCCGCTTTCAAGCAATGCTTTTAATTGATCTGAATATAACTTACTCTCGCTCACCTACCCCCCTTTTTTCAGAATAATCATTTACTATGTTGTCTATTGATTTAACGCTAAGTATCGTCGCTTTGTTTATAGCCGAATTAAACCATTTTATTAATTCACCACTCATTTCAGCTACATCATTTACATTTAATGAGTGTTTTTTTGAAAAAACCCTAGTAAATTCCCTAGAATTATTATGAACTTCAGTAATTATTGACTGGTTATGTTGTAAGAAAACAGGTTTAATTAACTCAGATGGAACAACAACCCCTTTCAACTTCTCTTCTTTTAGCCTTAATAAACGAACTTCCTGCTCCAGTTTTTCAACTTGAGCTGCCGTTTTCTTTAAATCTAACGATGCATAATCCTCTTTTTGACTATCAATATCCTTTTTTATAACCGCTACTTCCGGTCCTGCTAAGGATTTTGTTTTGTTTTTTTCTAAAAAAAATTTATTTCGAGGGTCTTCACCGTCAATTTTATCGTCACTTAGTATTATAACTTTTTTTCGACTTATATAAACGGATAACCTTTTGGTTTCAATTCCACAAGCAACGGCAAATTCTTTTTTTGTATATATTGTCATTACATTACCTTTTACAAATACCAATAAACACTAGTGTTGCCATGATTTACGCAACAAAAATAGTGTTTTGTTGTCAATTTAACAACAAACTTAACAACAAAAATCGAAATTTAGTCGTTTTAGTTCTTTTTCGAAGCCTTGCATTCATTGCGCTGGTAAAAATATGGTCTGGGAGTACCTTGTACACTAGCTTTGTATAACTAGTGTATATATAGATAGTGTTGTCATACAATAGTACTAAGACTTGCAGCTATGTATATACTACAGCCACGCTCTGCTTAGTCCTATACGCCTATGATGTGGCGTGGTTGCTTATTAAGCGGCAGTGTTAATATATATGACTGAAAGTCTGTTAATGACCTTGCTAATACGTATGTATAGCCTAATGCTTTAATGCGCGCCTTAAAATCCTTTTGTGCTGGTGATTGTCTACCCGTTGATGTCTTAGTCTCTACCCATATCAACAGGCCATACCCATGTATCACTATAAGATCACTGGCACCGGCCAATAAGCCAGTGCTCTTCATTGTCATCGCTTCCCTTCCATCGCGTGTGCCACCATTAGGTACACTCATTATAAGGCAACGTGGCTCATGGTGAACCAAGCAATAAGTGTTTGTGTACCAACGAACCATTTCGGCCTGTATGCGGTCCTCTGAGTTAGCTTGCATCGTTGTAGGCTTTTTGTAGTATATCAAATGCATTTATACCCTTTTTATTCAAATGATCTAAAAAGAACGCAATTCCTCCATATTTGTAAGAAACTTCATTTTCTGCATTTTTTGCGATTTTTTGCAATTTATCTAATAATTGCGATTCTGTGAGTTTTTCGTTTTTTGGCATGTGCAAATATATAAAGCAGGTAGCAATAATCCAAAAGCAAGGTAAATAATCTATCCTGCTTTTATTGAAAGCCTTGCTACGACTGACCAAAAGCAGGTAAAGCAGGTAAAGCAGGGTAAATTATACTGGAGAGAATCATGGCTAAAAATAAATTCGTAAAAAAAAATAATCGGTAAGCATGATATATATATAATATATAAATATAATTTTATCTTGCTTTACCTGCTCTACTTGCTTTTGACTAGTGGTAGTGCGGCTTTCGGTAAAGCAGGATAAAATTTTTATCCTGCTTTACCCTGCTTTTTTAACATTTACCCTGCTTTTTTAACAAAATAATAGTTATATTTGGGCATGAAAAAACTAATGGGTTTTCTGTCATGCACTATATTTTTGCTGACAATGGCTTTTACTGCTTCAAGCCATCCACCAATCGAAAAGCACCCTGAATACAAGGCTGATTTAATCGTTAGCGAATTTCAAATAGCAAGTGTAAGTATTTTTGAATTCAGTAAGCCACCATCGGTGGATCATTATGAGTTTGGAGACATTACAGTGAACATGCATGTAGATTATGATAAGGTCGGTTTGCGCGCCTGTTATTTGATGCCGAAAGGTTTAAAGAACAAAGATCATAGGCCATGGCTGTTCTATCGAGTAAAAACATGTTAAATATATTCAAAAAGAAAAACCCCGACAGTGATGCCGGGGTTTTTTTATGGTTACAATTGCGAAACTAAAGCGCCTCCATATCTTTATTAAGTTTGGTTATACGAGTCTCAATAATCTTAATAGCACTTTCGCTTAACGCCTTGAATACTTCTGGCGAGTCGCTATGAACCAATGTTATAACTTTATTTTCGGTCTGCTTCAATTCGCTTAATTGAGATTTTAGCACCGCTTCTTCTCTGGCAATAGCTGCCGCTTTTTTGTAGGCTTCTTTTTTCATGTTTGTTTTTATTTATGTTTATCGTTTATCCATTCTTTATATTCGGCTTCAAAGCGCCGCCACCAATCAATCAGTCTTCTTAACATAGAAACTTCCGTTATCAAGATTAAGCTGGCGAACCAGTGACGACCTAAACAACACAAGGCCAAATTTGCCATCCATCCGTTCAAGGTGAACATTAAAGCCTTTGAGCTGTGTTATTTTATATTCTTTGCCATTCTCTCGTCTAACGATCGTGGCGTCCATTAATGGATCGAGTGATAATACCATGCTATATATATTTTTTAATTACTGAATAATAACGCGCTCCGCGATCTTGTATTGGAGTGCCGAAAATCTTTTTAAGTTCCAACCCGAAATATTTAAAACCACGAATTTGTTGCTTGCTGTTTTGTTCAATCCAATCTTTAATTTGGGTGGCTGTCATCTTTTCAACCAATTCACCTTCCATTAATGATTCGTGGAAGAACTGAAGAATAAGTTCTCGCTCGGTGTTGACGTCCTCAAACTCTTTGCTCATTATTGCCAAGCCAGCAAGATCCTCTTTGGTTAATTGCCAGCTTTCGCCGCTTTCATAAGCACGAACCAACTCCATGAATAATTCATTTTTATCTATTGAGTTATATTCTTCATGGTCTATTTTAACCACCTCAACAGTCAAGATACGAGTGTTGCCGGTCCGGTCATTTATGATCCGTGTATCATTCGAAGTGCCGCACAATATGGCGAGGCGTTTAAAATCTTCGTTACCACGTCCGTATGGAGCACGAAGCGAGAACACTGACTTTGAAGTTAGCTCTTTAAATTGCTTTTCGTCTTGTTTTGACTTGCCGCCCATTTCATCATCCATTACGATAAGCTTTTGGCACATCAATAACTCATCATCTTTGCCACGGTCAAGTTTAGACTCAGCATAATATTTTTGCAATGGCTCAGGCAACAAGCCGCGGAACCAAGTCGTCTTGCCAGTGAATTGACCACCAACCAAAGCGAGCACATATCTAACTGGATGACCATTATAAGCAGCAATAATGCCGATTAACCATTTTCTCATAAACACATCGCAGAACGGCGTATCAGAATAAATAGTGCGGCAAAGCTTCGTTATATTGTCTGTAGTGTTACGGTAGCGGTTCTTTTCAATGTATTCGGTTATTGGATTATACTCTTGAGTAAAATCGCTATAAATAATCCGCTCGCATAAATCGAAGGTAACGTCTTTTATATTAAATGCGGCGCGAGCGCGGAGGTAAATTGAGTTCAAGCGCTCTTTGTTGATCTCACCCTTGGTTGTATCTTCCACGGCACGAGTGATGGTATTCTTTCGGAGCGGATGGTTTTGGTTAACCCATTCCATTAATGATTCAATTAATCGCTCAGGGTCTCCAGCCACTGAGGTTTGAAGATTAAGATCATTACGTTCAAAAACTTCCTTAGCAACCTGGGCGGCTTGGTCAGGTTTATAGCCATTAATTTCAACCAACTGTTTTGCTACAGAATCTTGAGTGCGACCAGAACGTTTACCAATGCTGGCAATTTGAACTGCTTTTTTTGTCTCGGATGGAATATCAATGCCTGCTTGTTTAAGCATCCAATAAAGCGTGCCGACAGTTATTCCGTTCGTATTACGTTGGCATGAAATAGTGTATTGGCGGTCCGCATGCGCTGAATTATATTTGCCATCCATGGCACATAATGCATGAAACCACTGGCGACCATTTTCGCCGAAGCCAGCAGCTAAAGCAAATGCCAATTGAAAATATTCTTGATATGTCGGCGCAAGGTTGATGCCACGATTAACGGCAGTTTTTATTAACTCAGAAACAACATCGTCGCCAATAACAACTGGCAGCGAGTTTGGTTTATGTTTTGGTTCGGCTTGTGTTTTTGAGACCTTGGACTTTTCGTTTATTTGAAGTTCAGCATCAAATGATACATAGCGAAGCGATGCAACGTTTTGTGGCGCTGGGTCAACTACAATGCCATAGGTATTGAAATAATAATTTCTAATCCAACGGAACGAATCCTTATGCTTGGCTGGATTAATTTTTATAACGCAAGCAAGGCCATTGCCGGATGCTGATTTAAAAAGAGCGTATGTGTATGGATCAGAAAGCAGTGCTGTTTTATCGCTATAGCCATCAATGTCAATGCATATAAAAGACGAGTGAGCGATTAAGCCAGCCTCTTTTCGTGCACCAAATGCGCCTGATATTGTTACACATGGCAGCGTTTCTTTTAATTGGTTGCGTAGCTTTTTATCTGGCTGCAGCCGAACGGTCTCTATAGCGGTCTGCCATTTTCCAAATTTTACACCTTGTAGAAAATCAACCATCGAAATGGTTTGAGTCGACGAGTTGTCCTTGGCGTTGGTATAAATGGAAATATTGCTCATATAATAAATAGGCAAGCCCACGGCGCTAAAGTCGCCAAACCACCTTGCAATGATGCAGGGAGCGCCGAGGGTGATTGCTTTATCTTAAATGTGATTTTCATGGTTGGTGGTTTGGCTGGGTGCAATTATAAGAATATTTTTTTACTTAAACCATTTTATTTTATACCTGTTAATAAAACCGGCAGGAAATTGAGACACCCATCCGCATTTGCAAGTAAATTGCTGCTTCAAAGAATCCCAAACCGATCTTGGATTTCTTAAATTACATTTATGACCACCGCAATATGGCGTGTAATTTTCTTCATTCATTAAGTTATGTCTAACTATTGTTTCTTCTTTCATGGTTACGCTGTTAAAAATTCTATTTCATTTATTTTTTTATCGGCAAAAGTTACGCCGCCTTCTCTGAGTTCAAATTCTAGCGATTCAAGTTGGCGTAAAATCCACTCATCACGATATTTTTTAATTCGGGCATATTCACCAATTGCCATGGCTCCACGGCTTCTCATTATTCGCCAAACGTGTTTAGCGTTAATTTGCTTCACGTTCTCAAGTTCGATTAATTCGGGTATTGTGCATTGAGATAAATATTTACCGGGTATGCTGGTGCGGATATTGTTTGTAAGCTCAACCAACACACCGCGTTTAAGTTCCGCCTCGGTTACTAGAAATATATAACCGCAATAAGGACATTCTTTTGTTTGCATTGATAACATAGCTGTACAAGCCTTACATGATTTTACGGGAGCCGCTCCAAGCGTGTTTCGCTTCTTTTTTGGGGGTTCTAATTTCCAGTTTCTGTTTTCTGCCCATAAGCCATGTCTAGTAAAATTACCACCATAATCCAACACCAAAAATTCTTTTTTTGTTGGCGTAACTCTTGAGCCTCTACCGCAACCTTGAAGCCATACAGTAATAGAGTTAGTTGCCCTGTTGAATACAACACATTCTATGTTTGGGTCGTCGTAACCAGCAATAAATATATTGGCATTAACTAAAACAGGAAAAGCTCCAGAACGGTGTTCTTTCAACAAATAATCTCTTTTTGTTTCATCCGTGTCACTGCTTATAGCAAACGCTTTTATTCCAGCGGCAGTAAACGCTTTGGCTGTTTCTTCTGCGTGAGAAATATTTACACAAAACACTATAGTACGTTTGTCCTTTGCTTTTTCTAGCCAACCATCTATTACACCATCATAAATTTTTGTATTTGAAAAATGTTTATAATTAGATTGGTCTGTAAATTCACCAGAGTTATCTGTTTGTAAATCAGAGAAGTCATCTTGTGATTCGTAACCACGGCAATTTGATAAATAACCAAGCTGTATCAACTCTGGAATTTCAATTGAAGAAACCATGTGAGTGTAATATTTGAATAAATTTTTTCCAACAGGTGTTCCCGTGCAACCTAAAGCTTTAGTGTCTGGATATAATTCAAAAACCTTATTGTAAGCGTTTTTATGCGCTTCATCCACAATTATTAAATCAAATTTAACTTTATCGAATAAATCAGATCGACGCTTAAACGTTTCAACCATACCAAAAAAAAGCATAGCTTGTTCCGGAATGTTTGAACTTTTACTTTTAGCATCTATTCTATAAACTGCAATTTCGTGAGTTGAAACAGCTTTAATGTTTTGTTCAAAAATTTCTGATCTATCGGACAAGCACAAAACTTTTTTTCCTTTTGATGCGGCAGACGCGCAAATTTGAGAAAACGTAAGGCTTTTTCCTGCGCCAGTTGGCATAACAAGTAGTATTCTCTTATGAGTTCTGTAAGCCTCTCTTACTTCGTTAATTGCTTTTTCTTGATATGGTCTTAATTGAATCATGCGTATATAAATGGGGTGTTATTAAATGAGCGTTTATTTATTTTACCTCTAAGGGTACTTTCCTTGTAAACTGACGATTCAGAAGCTTCCCTTACGTTGCCGTAAAATATACCGTTCTCTGTGTTTAATATTAAGAAGCCTTTGCCTAAATTGTAGGTTTTATTTAGTGCCGTCCTCTCTGAAGATAATTTCCTTCCCGTAAGTTTTTCTCTTATTTTTTGTTTTGTTTCTTCTGATAATTTGACCCCGTATCTCGGATTATTTTTACCAGTCGCTCGTTCTTTTATTTTTGCCGTAAACTCTATTGTATGCTTTTTGCCATAAAAACCATTTTTAACGCCAGAGCAGTTTCGTTTTCTTACAAGCGCTTTTTCTGATATTATTTTCTTTGAAGCTTCGCTATGTTTAAAACCTCTCGAACCTTCCCCGCCAACAGTTAAATTCAAACCAATATCTTTATTACTAAAGCTCTCGTACTTATTAATATAAAAAACTTCCCTTTCACTTAATGCTTCTACATCGCAGTATTCCAACACGTCAAATAAATGATTTTCAAAACCGTGTTTTATAAAAGAGTTTCTTAATTTGGTTTGACTTAAAATTTTCTGTTTTGATTTGTAATCTTTTATACGATTAGGAATGTTAATAGATTGACCTATATAAACCCTTCCGCTTGGTGATGTGATTCTGTAAATACCAGATTTCATAATAAAAATATCCCTACTCCAACAAAGGCTATCACACTCACCGTGAATACGGTTAATGGCAATGTTGTTTCGGGAATGTTTTTAAAATTTCTCATAAGTGTGATAGCGGTACAAATATACTAAATTAAATTAAACTTCTCTAAAAATTCTTCTGTGGTACAATTCAAATGGCACTTCTCATTAAAGCAAACAACCTTATCCTCGGTGTCCAAGACGCCCATGTGATGCCCTTGGTCATTGCAAAAAACACATTTACCAAACCAATGAATACCAACTTTGTGTAGCGGAATTATCTCGTTTATTTTATCAATAGCGATCTGTTTTTTTAGTCGCTCTTGCTGTGTTTTAGAAAGGATAATTTCCCATGCCATCGTCGAGGTTTAATTTTTTACGTGTCTTAAATTCACTTTTACCTTTTTCATTTCGTGACCATTCAATATATTTTTTTACATTCGCTGAATTGGTTAACGCTTGAATGTTGCTGGCGAAATAACCATTTGTTTGATTCACGCGGTCAATGTGCAGGCTAGTTTTTCCGGTCCCTTTTTTATGCATGTATTCAGTCTTTACAGCGAAGGCTAAAAATTGTTTGAAGCTTAATCCAAATACAACACCACGGCGTTTGCAATTATTTCTTAACGTGACGTAGGCATACATTTCAGGGTTATTGGCTTTATAACGTGCTTGAGCGCATGAATAACAATAACTACCCCGCTTTGCTATTTTTTTGCAACTTTTCGTTGCGCAAGGTTTCAATGTGCTCAAAGTAATCTTCAATCGCTTGCACTGTTTTCCTGCTACCTCCGCCTGTTCTGATAGCTTCTCCAATTGTGTTAGTGGTAATTTTGGAGTGGTCAGCAATTTTTTTGATGTCGCCATGTTCGATCTTGTTTTTTGTTTTTTGTTTTAAGTGAGTCATTTAGTTATGTATTAAATTAATTAATTCTTCGTCTGTCATTAAAAGTTCTTCATCGGTTGTGTAATACACTATTGATTCGTCAATAATTTCGCCACTCTTGCAGCCTGATTTTGTAATGGCTGTTTCTAAATCTACGTGAGCTACAATGTAAAACGTATTTTCTTTTTTGTCGTAAATTTCTCTAGCCAAATAATCTTTGCCTTCAAAATTTATTTTGTATGGAGCGTTATCTTTTTCATGCGCAAAGATAAATTCTTTATTTAAAAATTCATCAATGGCACCGAAATAATCAAAATCCCAAACCTTGCTAGCGCGTTCTTCTTCGAATCGCTGAGTAAAATCTTGGCACAATTTCCATAAGCTACCAGTGCCATCAATGTCTAATAACCGTTGAGGTTTCTCATCGTCCGGCTTTTCATTCATCAATGTTATTCTTTCAACTATTAAATGATGGGTCTCTGCCCAACATTTAAAACCTTTAGGAAATACCGGTTCTTTTTCTATAACTTCTTTATTAGGCTCTTTAACAGGTTTTCTTACAGCGTCAGCATATTGACCTACGGTTATATTTTCGATATCATCTAAAGCGATGATTTTATTAATGATTTGATTTCGCATTTTATTTGGTTTTTTTCGTTAATATCAAATGAATATTTAAAGAACAATTTTGCTATCAGCAGAATCAAGAAAGCCCTGAATAGCATCTTCATAAATTTCACAATGTAATACGTCATTGATTTTTTTTTTTACAGTCCCGGATCAGCATCACTAAACTCATAAATATCAGAGTTATTAAAATTGCCTCTTTTCCTAGCAGGCACAATGTCTTTTAAAGGTTGCTGTTTTATTACTAATACTTTAGGCTCAACTTTCGGTTCAGTGCGTAAAGCTTCGTTTCTAACCTCATCATGTTGCATGAACTTAAACCCGTTTTCTAAAAGCTCATTGTGTTTAGAGTTGTTTTTTCTGCTAACGGCAATGAACTCATTTTGTTTACTAAAAAAGCAGTCGCCTGTCCCTGAACTAAAAGCTTGTTGAATCGTCTTGTAAGTTTTCATTTTGTATAGGGGCTATGTTACTAATTATTTTAATTTAAAAACTGGAGCCATTGAATACTTGCCTAACAAGTAAACGTATTCTTCTCCTTTGTAATCAACGTTAACTTTTTTCTTGATAGTTTCACCGTCGATTTTGGCAGTAATGAAATTACCTTTTCTTTCTATTACTGTAGCAGTCCATTTACAGTTTGAATCGCAAATACTTGTTGCTGTTATTGCTGATCCGGTTTGAATTTTTGTAGTTGTATTATTTTCCATTTTTATAAAAGTTAATCGTTTTTCTTACACAAATATACAAATAAAAAACATATAAACAACAAATAAAACACAAATAAACGTAACTTATTGATAATCAACGGGTGAATTCCAATATTGGAAGTTATATAATGACGATTTTGGAGGTTCCTGAATGAAATTAAAGAGGACAAACACATGTTTTTGGTATTTGTCCTCTAATACTAATGCTTTTTTATTCGATTTGTTGCGTCGAATGATGTTCTTTTGTTTATGCATTGCCAAACTTTAAAACTCCTTTAGCCCAGAATTCATTGTAATTAGATGAACAGTCAATAAAGAATGGCGGAAAACATTTTCCAAGCTTTGTGCTGTAAGCAATTATATACGCTCGCTTTACGCCAGCCATTTTGCAATAATGCCACATTTGGTTATCGTAGCCCATAAACTCGACTAACGCTTGGAGGTTTGTCGCTTCAGTTATTTTAAGATCAATAACCGCATGGCGCTCCAATAACCAATCCAGCCTTCCTTGTGATGGCATTTGTAAACCATTATAAGCAACTTTTGCAGTGAATGCTACTTGAGGTTTAAATCGCTTTATAAGATCGCCAAATTGGTTTTGAATATTTATAGCAATCTCTCTGCTCACTGCGTAAATTGGATCTGTTACATCAACCGAATCCGGGTCGGTTAAAATTTTATCTACCATTGAGCCAATTAAAACTTTTGGAGTGGCAATAAATTCCGGTGTTACGCCCTGCTTTTCTCGTTTTAAAAAACTATGAGAAAATCCTTTTAAAGAAAAATAATTTGATGCTGGCAAATTATCATGGCGTACAATGTCGCTATAGGTTATATCGCCAACTCTTCGGTGAGGTAACAGTCCACGGCGCTTTAATTCGAAATAACTTTCTGCCGTTGCTTGAACGTCAAAACCAGCATCGTGGGCACCTTGCATTTCTTTCTGGAACAACCAGCGATAAAGTTCTTCCAGTTTGGGCCACTTTAATCCATACGCTGAAGGAATTCTTAACACATCAACTGTAGCCCTCATTGTACAGAGTTGGTCTAAATCAATTTCAGGATCCATTCCCGCCCGCAATAACTCTGCTTGAAGTATTGGCATGTCAAATTTTATATTGCGCGCTACGATTAATCCTGCGGCTCTGACTGAAACCATAAAAAGTCTTAATGCTGATTCAATTGGCGTGCCGTTAGCTAAACTGTCTTCGGTAGAAAATCCATTGTCTATCCAAAACTTTTCTTTTGGAATAACCCAACCGGCTGGCTTTATTAAAATACATTCCTTGTTTAAAAGTTCGCCTTCATCGTTTCTGACCTCCCAAGCAAGTTGCGCTATTCTTGGAAAATTATCTACATCAGTATATTTAGCGTTCCAATCTTTCGGTAATCCGTTTGTTTCTGTATCAAAAATTATTACCATGATTAAGGCCCCCAACCGCTAAAAGTTTTTTGCTCTTGATAACCTCTAATAAGCAACATTAATCCTATTATAAAATTAACTACGATTGAGAATCCACCCATACAAGAGGCAAACATTAAAACACCTTGACTTGGTGCGGAAAAAAGACTGATAAGGTGAGCGCCAATAATTACAATAAATGGCGAGCCGGTTGTCATCAACATTCCTAATAGTATTTTTTTCATAATTTACTTTTTAATTTCAATGTTATTTCCCCATAAACAAAGGAAGATTATTAACGCAAGTTTCCAGTCGTAAAAATAGAAACACAAACCGAATCCCGATAGGGATAAAATTAAAGATAATATTATTTTTTTCATATTACAATTTATCTATTTGAATGAACATAATTCCAGACACTTCAAAATTATTGTCTTTGTTTTTCAAAGAAACCAAAGCGTCACCCATTTGCTTTACTGAAAGGTTAAACCATTTTTTAATTCCAAGTTCTTCTTTTGCGGTAGTCCAATTTGCTGAGAAGGCTGAAATTATTTGGATAGCGGTTTGCTCGCTGTCCTCCATATTTAGTTTGTAAACCGATTTTATTTTTTTACCAAGACTTACAACTGGCTGAGTTGTGTTGCTTGCAATAGCATCTAATTTAGCCGCTACAGCATCGTCGTCTTTTTTATCTGCAATTACCTCCAAAGCATCAGCGGCTTGCTGTTTAGCTAAAGCTAAACTATCCTCTTTATTTTTGAATGCAATTCCGTAAAACTCAAATCTTGAATTTAAAACAGATACATACTTTTCTAAGAAATTATTTGGCGAAATAAATTTAGCTGAAGAAAGTTCCAACCAAATAGCATCTACTTCATCAGCGGTTAAGTAAACTGTAGCCACGGTTGGTTTCACTAACGTGAAATGAAGCACTGTCAAATAAGCTCTTGCTTTAACTAAAGTTTCCGGTAAGTTTTTTTCGCTTACTCCTTTGGTTAAGCATTGCTCGTAATATTTCGAAACCGTTTGAACTATCAATGTTTCAAAATTAGCAAATTGAGAAGTGATGTTATTGCTAATCTGTTCTCTTACTCTTTTTACTTCATCAATTTTTTGCTGAACAATAGCGTCTGCTTTTTGCTTGGTTTGTTTTACAAACAACAAAGCGTCTTCATAAGATTTTATTGCTGGGTCAAATTCTTTTTCTGATAACATCAAGGTTGAAGTAACAACATCTAATTTTGACGTTAATGCTTTTCTTGTATCGACCACTAAAATTTTTTCAGACTTAACTGCTTTTAGCGTCGATTCATATTCCAGAATCTTTGCCGGATCGTACGGAAGATTTTTTATTTTATCCAAAGCAGCGGCTGTCATTTGGATTAATTTCAGTTTAGTGTTGGCTACTGCCACGCCCATGTTTTGCCATTGGGCTGCTTTTTTTGCAAGTTCTTCTTGCGATACTACTTCTGTGCTCATAAGGTTTAAGGTTTATTTATTTATTTAAGGTTAACATAATTCCGTTGGATCAATATCTTCATTAACTACAGTTGCTATAGCATCCTCCACGGCGTTCTCTTCGGATGATTCTTTAACTACAGAAGTTATTGGCTCTGCTTTAAAATCCATTGCAACTGCCATGTTTCTATTTCGCTCATTCATATTGGTGCCAAGTTTATTTAACCCATGTCTGATAGCTTTACTGCCAGCAAATTCAGGGTCTATTCCTTTATTAAAGCTGGTGTAGTTTCCATTAGCGCTTCCACCAAACTTGGCAGCGCTTTTTTGTTTCCACTTTTCAAAATAAGGTTTTCCAAAAGTTATAACTTCCCATCTTGGTGAAGGATAAGACGGCACCAAGAATTCAACCGTAACAGTATCAACTGCTCCGCTGTCATCGTATGTAAATGCAGGGCGCTTATTGTCTAATATTCTGCCCGCTTGTCTTGCTATTGATAATCTACCGTTTGCAGTTGGATCGTAATTTAAAACTTCTTTGTATTGCTTTTGGTTATTAACTGTTCCGATACAAACTTTTCCGGGAAACAAATAAACAAGTGCTGAGTTTGGAGCCAGCGTTAAATTGTCGCTAATACATTGCTTTACAACCAACATTACCGACATCGGGTCGCATGATAATAATTCCGGTTTAATGGACATTATCATTTGAAGGTTTCCAATTTCTTTTATCACCAACCGCTCAGCTTCTTCTATCGAAGCGCCACGGGGTAGATTTGCTAACACTAACTGAATCAGTGTAGGCTTGCTTTTTTCTACTAAGGCTATTGCTGTTTCCATTTTATAAGTTATTCATTTTTTCATCAAAAGCATCGAACGCTTCGGTGCCGAATTTAAAGCCGCGTTTAAAGAATTGGAACAGGAACCCTACAACGTAGAGTTCCCATCCAAAACAAATTAAAAGCAGCATCGCTGAGGTCCACAATAATGTCTTTCTCATATTACATTGGTAAATCATCGTTGTCTAAATTTCCGCTCGGCACGAATACAGCAGGCGTCTCTACTTTTTGCTCAGGATGACCTGCCTGAAAAACTGGCTGGTTACTTGGTGTAACAATTGTAGATCCTATTTTTTCAATTCTCCAAGCTTCAAGCGTGTTGAAATATTTTATACCTTGAGGACCATTCCATTCTCTGCCTCTTAAATTAAAGTGAGCCTTAATCTCGTCACCTTCATTTAGACTATCCAAGACAGAACATTTGTCTTGCGTTAATTGAAATAAGCAATGTTGCGGATAAGGCGTTTGCTCTTCTGTTGTTAAAACGAATTCACGTTTTTGAAATCTGTCTGATACTTTCTGAGTATCAAATTTTACTTTTAATCTTCCGATTACTTCCATGGTTACTTGTTTTTATTGTTTATAAATTTTTTAATTTGTTTGAGGCGTTTCTCTGGAATATCACCGTATTTTAAATAGCGAGTAACATTTGGTGGTGCTACTTTCATATAAGCTGCCAGCTTGCCTTTCGAACCAACGCCTTTCTTGACGAGGGCTGTTTTAATTTCTAATAATTCTATTTCATCTAATTGCATGGCGACAAATGTATAAATAAATTTAATTAAAAAATTAACTAAATTTTAAATAACTGATTATCAGACAGATTATTTTTTATCTATTGTGGATCAAAATAAGTTTAGTATCATTGTGCTATGAATAGCTAAAAAGAACAAAAACAAACAAACTATGAAAAACTCAAACGAATACGCAAGAATAGAATTTAACGGTTCAAAAACTTATATGGTAATTGATAGCGCAAACCAATGTTTATTTGCTACTTCTTCAGAAAGAAAAGCAAAAAACTTTTTAGCTAAAGTTTTGAAAAATGCAGGATATTAAGATAAAATTAACTGAATACAACTATAATTGTTCCGATGGGTGTTGCACTTATTACGGGACAATTACAGAGGTTAATGGCGTTGAATTGCCGTGCCACAATCAAGATGCAGAAACAATATTAAGACAAGTTTTAGAACACTTGGGATATAAAGTAGTAATAGAAAATGAATACGATAGTTAATTTCAAAGTTGGCGATAAATGCCAATACAATAAAAAGTTTTTAGATAGCGAAGTCGTTGAGATTTTGCAAATACTTGATAGACATTGTTTAGTGTTATTTCCAAGTGGCTATAAATTATGCACTACTTTAAGCGGATTATATCCTTTACAAAATGGAAATTAAACACGGAGGCAAAAGAGCCAATGCAGGGCGTAAAAGCCAATACAAAGAAGAAACGCAAACAATTTCTTTCCGAGTACCAAAATCACTAATTGAACCGATTACTAAATACGTCAAACGTGCGCTGGCAAAAAGTAAAAAATAAATTGTACATAACGTTTTGCGGACTTGCGTCCGTTTGCTAATGTAAACATAGCATTTGAGCAGCAACCCGCAAATGGAGCAAGACCGCTGTTATACGCTGGCCGCCTTGCAGGAATTTAAAAACGAAAAACAAAA